TTTGGGTATAACCCTTGGATTGTTTGTCATTCTATTTCTAGTCCTTTTTTAACCATAGCTAATGCTTTATCATCTAGCTTGTTATCTGTCTGTTCAACTAACTTTTCTAGTAAGTCAACTACAAATACTTTAAATTTATCGCTTTTTAAAAAAGTTAAAACTATTGGTTTTAGAATTGCTAACATTTGTTTTAGGTAATAATGATTGAATAGGAACGATGTCGTGACACATGTGCTCGACACGACTTCCCGGTCTGAGGGTGAATCCCTTAGTTTGTAGCTCTGCACATTTAAGTGCACGAACAAGCTCGTAGTCGAGCCTTAGTTTTTCTTCTTGTCTCTTTGCAATCTCTTTGCATTGCTTATATCCACTCTTATCTAGCGGAACCATAAAGTTAATCTGAAACCCCCAGTTCTCGTTTAGCTGATAACTAGATGGGTGTAGACCTTCCACATCTTCTTTCTCGGAGTATGGGTTGGTATGATTGCCCATGTAGAATGGCGAGAACGTCATCGTGCTGCCGTTACAAGCCACTCCCGGCGCATATTGCTGCCGAGAGGCTGCACCGTTATTTTGGAACTGTACAGCCTGATTTGTAACGTTGCCTGTAGCCGCTGCTACGGGGTTGGAGGTGTTATTAACTTCTGGTTCGTTTGCTAAGATAGGTGTTACTGAGAGAAGACAGAAAGCGAGGTAGTAGTAGTATTTATAGTCCAATCTGTTGTTGCGTCTATTTGCTCTACTAAGCCTGCTGCTCTTGATGTTATTTCGAGTGTCCAGTCCGCAGCTGAATCTTCGACAGAAAACGTTGTAGCTGTGTCTGCAATGTCTCCAGAAGGAGTCACATTTGAGCCTGACCAACTTTTGACTTCTGCTCCAAATACCTGAGTCTGCTTGACTTCTTGTACTACTTGAGTTGTAGTTGTTGTGCTGTTCATCGACCCCTGAGTAAACTGAGGAGTTACTGTGTTTGCTCTTGCAATGCTGGGTGATAACAGGGCTAAGAGTATTATCCATTTATTCATGTTTTTGGTTTATCTTCTTTGGACTTTTTGTTACCCGTGGACAGCCCGAAAGTTGCAAGTGCCCCCGTAAAGATCGAAGCCACGAACGTGATATCAGAGGATGCGCCTAAAGGCTTTTTAACCATAGGTAGCTCAACATAATTAAGAGTAATGATAAAACCAGACCAGATAACTACACCTAGACGCACCATGGCCCCTAGTACTTGCATCTGTTCTTCATGGTCGTCTACATTCTCCTTTATTTTTGTGAGGATGTTTTTCTTTTCTGGTTTTGCTTCCATTTATCTACTTTTCCCTGTATTGTTTTCTGTAGTTTTTTCTTAATTGTGTTAAAGAAAGGTTGAGCAAAAGTAGTTACAGCCACTGCTGATACTGCTGCATAGGTGGCAGCCATAACTACTTCAGTAGTTGGTAACGGTACTTCAAAGTTAAAGTAAGGTATATCAATCTTTGGAGTGGGTGGTGGTTGCTCAGTCTTTTCTGTTGTTTTAGATTTAGTTTCTTTAGGTTTACGTAAATCACTAGGAGGTACAACTAAAGGTTTATAGGATGGTATGTCTGCTACTGGTTGATCTAATGAAGGTGTTTGGTATAGCTGAGTAGGTGGTAAGGCTAGAGTAGGTAGTTGAATTGCTTCACCTAAATCTATCGGCATTAAGCAAAGACTCTAACGGGAGTTTTAGGATAAACTGCCTTCTTGTCCCAACCTGTAGGAAGTGGACCTAAGTAGTTAACGTGAAACCCCGGTTGTTTAACTGGAGCTTCTATTTCTTTCAGAGTACCGTCTCCCTGTTCTTCCCATTTACCACCCTTATAAATAACACCTACTACATCTATTGAATGTTCATGAGTATAAGCGTCTAATACTTCTGATGTAGTTTCGTTACCTTCGTCGTCGATTTCAGTAACTGTCTTGTAGAATCCAGCTTTCTTAGCTGCTGTTTTCCATGTCTTTTCGCTGCTCCATTTAAAGTATGGACCATACGTAGGGACGCTTTCAAATTCTTCTTCCATAATTAAGATGTAAGTCTTTGTAGTTTGATGTCAACAAATGGTGTTTTCCAAAAGGTTAATCTTTGTATTGTGCCGTTTAAAAGTCGAGATGTTCCTACTCCGCTAGAACCACCGTTAGCTCCAATACATAGTCGATTACTGGATCTCGCATCAATACCATTACTAACAGTGCTATCAATTAAATTACCTTCTACACCATTTACATTTACTCTAAGATTGTCTGTTTGATAACGTATAGCTACTTTATTGTCTAAACCTAACGTAGTATTAGGTGAAGATGCTGCTGAACCTATTCCTTGAGGTTCTGCATGGCTAGTATCAGTATATTGAAAGACTCCTACCTTAGTTCCGTTAGAATTAGCAGTCGCACCGAAGTCTGCTAATCCAGCACCTACACCACCGTCAAACTCAAAAAATCTCCAAGCATAAGTTGGAGGGTTTGGTTGGTTAGTACCACGAACAAACGCAGTCAAACCACTCTTCGTATAAAACGCTGGTTTTGTACCGTTAGCTCTGTCTAATACTTCTGTAGCTGTTGAGGTGAAGATGTCGGCTGCTCTTGTTGCTGTTGCACCCGATGTTGGGATGTAGGAAGTAGCAAGTGTATTTTGTTCTACTTGAGCACCCCATATTAAAATACCTTCATTGCTAGGTATAGTGGTAGATCCATAACCATTATTACTATCTGCAAAATTTATGTAAAAACCTGTACTACCAGTCACCGTACCAGTAGTAGATGTCATGAATATTCGATACCATCCGTTAGGATATTTTTCTATTCCACTTGTAATATTTGAATTATTAGGATTTGTTATTCTTGTACCAGTCTCTAAGTCAAAAGCTCCAGAAGTTCCAGTATGTGTCCAAGTACTATAGTTAGCAGTTTCTAAGTTTACATATCTTTCAGCAGAACTTCCTGTAAGTCTTTTAACAAATACACTAAATGTATGTTCATCATTATTTATAGTTATTGTTGGCTTTATAGTTACTGAGTGCCGACCAGTTTGACCTTGACCTATAAAAGCATCGGCAGAGCTACCGTCTGGTGCAGTTCCAGCATTTGTAGAAATAACTCCTTTGTAAGCGTTTTGAATCTCAAATGACGAACTTTGACTTAAGTCTTCACTGTAAGGCATAAGGTTTGTCGATGCCGGTTCAAGATATAAACCAGTAGGAGTTAATGTCTCAGGATCATGGCTGTATCTGGCTAAAGCTGCTGGTGTAGCATCAGTTGGTATAAAAGGAATTATTTCTGTACCTTTTACTGTTTGTGGATGCCAGAAGTGCATACTACCACCTTCATCATCAGTCGCATTTGTAACTGTCGCACTATTAGATACACCAAACCACATTGTTAAATCTGACAATAAACTGGTTATGGAACATCTGTACCATCCATTACCAGCATCTTCAATAGCACTACTTATAGGTGTAGCCAATAAAACGTTGTTATCTCTATAACCTTGAGCTAAAATTGTACCTTCTTGTAAATCAAATGCTGTACCAAACCCACCACCAGCATTACCATGCCTAAAATGTAAATACCGTAAACCATCTGCTTTAACATAAACACTTGTAGTATGTACTACATCTACAAAACTTACAGTGTTTTGAACATGTCTAATTCTTGCAAAATTGTAATTTAAAGTTATATTTTTTGTAAATTTCTTTGCTGTTGTATCTCCATCAGGAGTAACTTCAGATGAATTTGTTACAGTTAGATTTTCTCCAGACCAAGGTGCTGATAAAGTTCTTGTGTTTTGTAGTTTATTAGCTCGTGAATGTCTAATAATCCCATTACCATCTACAAACGTGGCATCTGATTGCCTGTTGGTGTATGTATCTGTGGAAGGGATGTATTCGGTCGCTTGTGAACTATTAGATGCTACTATTTCAACCTGCCAGCCATAAGTATATAGAGGTTTTGAAACATCTAGAATTTGCAAACCATAATGAGTTTTAGTATTACCAGCATCTAATCCATTATCATTAACTTGATACCTTGCCCATTGATCTGTAATAGTTATAGGAGATTGAGAAGTAAAGGCATTAGATCCTTGTCTACCTAGTTTAGGTTTTAGATTTAAAGTTCCAGAGTCTGTTCTTGCATAGAATGAAAATACAACTTTCGTGCCATCATTGGGGATTGCTCCACTACCACCACTAAGTGATATATTTTGCTGAATTGCTGCATCAGTACCAACATTGGTTATTGTT